GGCGCATCCCGATGGTGCATGGGATATTGGCCATCCCGGGCAACAATTCGTGCGCTGTCGTCTGGAATGAAATTGTGGGCTTGATCAGCGGGATAAGCGCCGCAAGCTGATTATATTCATATGAGTACCGGGGTAGTGGGTGAATGGCAACCTCAATAGTACGGACTTCACCTTTGCGGATTCGCTTGTCGAGTGGCTCAAAACCTATCTTCTTGGTGAAGAGGCCCTCGTCCGTGACCCAATTGTCGTCATAGATCCAGAATTGCCCGTATTCTGATTGCCAGTGTGCCTGGTTATCGAGGTCTGAGATTAAAACATCATCGCCAGTGATAACCTCGGTCCCGGTCCCTTGAGTGCCCTGAGCCAGCACCGGGATCGGCGGGTTACCGATGTAATTCCAGACGTCGTAATAGATCTCGTTGGGCCGAAAGTTATCGGGCACGTTGAATGGCAGCACGAAATGTCCGGGGCGCACTTCTTGGGCTGGCGATGGGTAATCTGGGTGATCGGGTAACGGGAAATCGATAGTGGCTACGATATTGCCATGCCGGATCGATCCTCTGAAAATGTCGACCCTTCTTATCGCCGCTGGGGATTGAGGGACCCCATTGTGATAGAAGGTGACATTCAGATCAACCGTGCTACCGAGTCTGCCAGCTACGCGCGGGAAAGCGTCCATCGCCTTATCTTTGGGTTTGGACGCCCCGATGATTAGTCAGGGATGGTCCCGGGTATGTGCTTGGGTCCGTCACCGCCCTGGGCTTTCTTCATGGCCTTATTCTCACGATCCTGCTCCCGCTCAAGCTCTTCTAGGAAGAACCTGCGCTCTTCGGCAGTCATGATGGCCTGTTCTTGGAGTGACAGATTGCCGCGATACTTGAGCACGAAACTTTCGCGCATCAAGTTCCGCCACTCACGCTCGATTTGCTCCGGTTCTCTTTGGACGAAAAAAGCTGTCTGTGATGGGTAGATCCATACTCATCTCGTGACCACAGTACTCGCATTCAAGCTTAACTGTCGTCTCGATACCAGGGGTATGGGCACGGAGGAACTCACGGATCGTGGCAGTGTCGGTCGACTGCATGCGCTCGACCAATGCCCGGATCTTGACTGGATTACTCACACCCATGGCCTCAACAATGAGCAGATTGAGGTTCTGCTCAAGAGTCTCGTCCAACGAGGGCATGACATTGCCAGCGAGGTCCTTGTCCCGCTTGACGGGCACGGCGGGGCGCTTATTCTTGTTCTTGATCTTGAGGTCCATCATGGCGAAGACATCGCGGCCACGAAGGAACCTAACCTTGACCCAGAACTCCTGACCCATGATCTCGCTGTAGTGCGGCAGAACGATCTTGAACGGCTCGTCACCTAGCTCAGTATTCGGACCCTTGATCGTCCCAGCAAGCTTGTTCAGGTCGTAGAATTGCTCACCGATCTGGCCACACTCGGGATCGGTGCATTCGACGAGGAAGTCATACTCATTGCCGTGCGTGATACCGCGCAGGTAATAGAGCAGGAATGTGCGGTCATTGGCGAGCAAGTCGAGCGGGTCGAAATCCTTGGACGGGAATCGCACACACTTACGATAGAGCCAATCCAATGACTTACCAGACTTGGCGAGCCGCTGCGTGGCGAGGATCTTGTCGGCGTAGAGACCCATGGCACGGACTTGCACAACACCGTCCGGGATCTTCCCGCCATAATAGACGCCGCGACTTGGAAGGCGTGCGTCCTCCCACGGGATGATGTCATCCTGATCCTGCGAGACAACGAGGTCAAGCAGTTCCTGCGGAGACATTCCGGGCTTGGCTGCCGAGATCTTCTTCGACCGCTTGGAGAACAGCTGGTCGTGATACTCGACGTTAGGCTTGGCAGGCTCGGGCGCAGACGGGTTCGGTGTGGGCTGGTTCGGTTGATCGGGCACGATCATGTCTCCATAATCAGTGCACTATATACGATCAACTTGTAGTGCCAGACGCTTCGGTCTCCTCGGCGTAATCGTACTTGAATGTGACGGTGAGCAACTTGATATCAGAGGATGTGTAATTCAATTCCCCGTGCGTCACGTTCTGGGGCCATGCGCCAATGCACTTGAAAGTGAAGGTTGCATTGCCCTTGTGGTCCAAAAGCGCGAATTGTGGCTGACCCTTATACTCATCAGCGACGTTCAGGCCGTCTTTGGGGTTCCAGATGAGTTCTTGCCAGCGCTTGAAGACTTGATATAGACCGAACACGTCATAGAATGATACTTCGCAAGCTTGCCAGGTGGCGACCTTGGCTATAGAATATGGCGACGAACCGCCATGGATGAGTTCCTCATCGAACACGAGATTCGGTAGCTTGAGTGACTTCGCGAATACGAACTTTTGAGGACCCGACTGGGTTGTGGCTTGTCCTCTAACGCCGTCGGGCTCACCGAGGGTCAGAACCGCCCAACGATGAGCCCGATGGAATTCTTCAACCGCAGAAGGATCTCTACCACCCGCATTCGCGATGTTGAATCCGGGCATGTTACCCTTCTAATTATAGATCGCCGCGAACCGCCCTGTCATAGCGGAGGGTCACGTTGATCAGCTGGATCTCCGTGTTCGTGTAGTCGAGGTCGTTCCAGTTGACTTCCTTCGGCCACGCGTTGAAGATCTGCCAAGTTTCGTCTGGCTCGCCCTGACCGTCGAGCATCTGAAGGATCAGCTGCTTCTTGTAGTCAGAGGGCAGACTGGTGGTCGCCGTCTTGACGTCGGTAACGTTGTCATTACCGCCCGTCTCGGCAATCCACTGCCAGAGCTTGGTCGAGAGGTCGCTGCTGCCACCACCCGCTGCGCCGCTTGCACTACCGCCGTTAGCGCCGACCTTATCGTAGAAGACAAGGGCGATGGGCTCCCACGAGCGCTTACCGGCGAAGTACGCTTGCTCTTCGTTGTGGTGGACGACCGGTTCCTCTAGCTTGTAGTGCGGGCGCTGGGCCTTCTGTAGATAGGTCCAATCGCCCGCGTCCAGGCCGGGGCCGGTCGAAACGCGCCAGCGGTGCTTACGGCGGAACTCAGCCTTGGCGTCTGCACCAGGCGAGCCGGTATCACCACCAGTACCGTTGATGATAAAGCCAGGCATGACTTGCTCCTATTACGCGCCGACCACGCCAGCCGCCGCGAGAACTTCCTCGGCCGCGAAACTTGCATCGGTCCTGAGGACCACGAGGTTCAGGACGACGAACTCCACCGCTCGGATCGGCTTGATGATCACGCTGATCCAGAGTTCATTACGATCCTGACGGATCGGGGTGTTGTTCGAAGCGTCGCAGATGACCTTGTAGGCCGAGATACCACGGCGAGCCGCAATATCAGCCAGCACAGGATTCGTGGCGTTGACGACCTGCTGCCACAGGATCGAGTCGTTGGGCTCGAAGATGAATGTCCTGTAGAGCGGGATAAGCTCCTTCTTGAGCGCGATCAACAGCATTCGCACGTTGACGCGGTCAAGGGCGCTATTCGTACGGAGTAGTGTGCGCTGACCCCAGACCGTGATGCCCTCGGGGAACTTGACAATGGGGTTGACCGCATTGCCTAGCCCGTAGAGGAGATCACGCTCACCCTGGGTCGGGTTGTACTCGACGTCGAGCACCGTCAGGAGGCGGCCACGGTTGATACCGGCAGGGGCGAACCACTGCTCTGCATCACGCGCCGTCTTGGCGTAGACGCCAGCCATGTAACCCGAGGGCGGGACGAAGATCTTGCCACCATTGAAGAGGTCAGAGACCTTCAGCCAGCCCCAGTAGAGTGCAGCGTAGGAGCTATTGATTGGCGTCGTCAGGTCGCTGAGGAGCATCCCGTTGTGCCAATCGACAACCTGCTGCGGACGGAGCCCGAACGGCGGGTCCACAATGTACATGCAGTCGCCACGTGCCTCGCACATAGCAATCGCCTGGGCGATAACGGCGCCCGAGCTATTGCCAGGTGTTAGGAGTAGCGTGATGTTGTAGACCTCGGGGTTCTGGAACGCGAAGATACCCGTCGACTCGGCCGGGTTACCAATCGTAACGCGGTCGATTTCCGAACTGAACGTCGCGTCCAGCGGGATGCCATTGGCCATGCCGACGAACGGCGGGTCGGGCATCGGACCTGGCTCACGGACGACGAAATTATTTGGATCGTTGGGGTCGTTCTGGAGGAACGCGGGACGCTCTTCCCAGTTGACGTTCTTGTGGCCGTTGACGCCACCGAGCACCGAACCCGGGTTGATGATCTTGGCGATGTAACGGTCATCGGCCGGGTCGAAGCTGAAGTCGTCAACGCGCGAATCCGGATCCTCGACGCCGGAAGGATCGAACATCCGGAGCGTCCAACGGCCGGGCTTGGCATTGAAGTTCACCATCGTGAGCTTCCAGCCATCGAGCCATGTGCCGGGGCTCGTCGCGACGAACCAGCCGACGATGTTCTCGTAGTATGCCGAGTCAAGGACGCACTGAGCGCTGAGCGGATCTTGCTCGCACGAGAGCGGATTCTCAGGGGTGATCACGCCACTCGCGGGCAGCGCAACACGAGGATCGTTGAAGACCCGGTAGCCCGCCGTGTAGGGGAAGCGGAAACCGAGAGTCTCAGCGAACCGCAGAGTCTTGAGGTGGCTGAAGTCAGCCAACATCTTGACCTGCCCAAGCTCGTGCGCAGCCGTCGTGGCCACAATCACTAGCTGGTCAGTGTCGTCGATATTGATCGCGAAGGACTCGTAGAACTTGTCACCGAGCTTGACGCCACCAAGATCGAGCGAGGCCGCGATATTGGCCGACGTGTAGCCGGTGCCCGTGGGGAGCGCAGCATTGAGGAGTGTCGTTGTCGACCCCTGAATGACCTGGATCTGAGCCTGGTTATTCTGCGTGCTGATAAGGAACGGACCAGGATTCGTTGCCTGGATGTGGCTGCGCGGAATGTCGAACACCCACTTCGCGACACCGACCTGGAGGCAGAACGCCTCAGTGCCAGTAAGCTGGATGCGCTCGCCTGCGGTCTCGGTGCGGAACTGGAGATTGGTGCCGTTGTACACCACGGCGAACGGCTGACCGAGACCAATCAGGGTGCCGACAGTCGTAACGAACGTGTCGGGATCCGAAATGACGCCAGTCGGCATCGTGAAGG